CTAAAAAGCGAACGAATCAATTTGGCAATACTCTACCGCTACAAGGTAACAACTATCCATCGCAGGGGAAGCATCACCAGAGGCACCACACCCCCAGACACCGCCAGATAAATTCAACAGCCGACAGAGCCGCCAATATCCGCACGGGGGTGCCCGCCCCCCCTACTCGGTTTCCGGAAGTCCCGAACGCCCGACGCCATCGGAACGAACACGCGTTCGGTACCGAGCGAACACGCGTTCGGTGACGGCGAGATGGCGTGTCGATGCGACGTGGTGTACGACAGGCATTACTAATACCGATGCCGTTGAGTATTACAATAGGTGGTGATGTTATTGTGGAGACTTCGCACTTGGTTTGTGTAGCAGGAGTTGGTCAGAGTTGGATTACATCGTTGGAACGTCTAGCGATAATGTCGTGATGTCTAGGTGGTTGGTTTCGCCCGAGGTCAAGGCAGGGCTGAGAGTAGGAGGCGTGAGGGTCGAAACGTTTGACCCCGACGCAGTCGATGGCGATGGCGACGGTTTGGTTCAGGACGGTACGCCGTTTGAGAGACCGTCGGTTATCAGTGCGGTGGTGCGAGCAACAGAACGAGCACTAAGAGAGGCGTCGCAGTTAGCGAGAATAAGGAACGAGTCAAGAAGTTCAGGCTATCGCAGGCGGCTCAGGGGTATGTCGGCATCGGACATAGCACGCACGCAAGTACCGGGGTCGTATGAAGAACTAGCCGCCCTAATAGCAGAGCACGTAGTTGCGAAGTCGTATGTCGATCTAACGCCAGATGAAGTAATGCGAGAGGTACGCAAGATCGTCCAGGGCGCCACGGGTGGCTCACGGGTGACTATTGACTTCTCCCCAGAAGCGGTCGCGAAGTTGCGACGTGGTGTTGAGCAACAGTTATCTAATCCATCGATGAGAGCGATGGTAGAGCAGTACGGTTTCCCCCCCGTATTCGCCCTATCCAATGACGGTAAAGAACTCGAATACTCAGGGATTTTCTTTACAGGGTTCGGCATCGGCGTATCGCCAGATGGAATGAAAACAAAACTTGGCAAGGGGTCGGCATCGCCCGTCGCGTCAAGAGTGATGGCCGCATTCCACAGAAAGTTTGAGTTCCTATTTGGTGCGAGCGTTGGTGGGGACAAGGGGACTCGACGATTCCAAGTAAGGAAATCCCTAGAGTCAATACTCACCCATGAGTGGGCACATTACTTACACTTAGAGGTGTTTGGGAAAGACCTCCGTCGGTCGTCAGACACTCCAACGCGTCGCGACCTCCACTTGGCTTACATAACAGAAGATGCCTTTAATCTTGATTTTATTGATAAGACAGGCACGCCAGGAGTATTTGAGAGAATCTATGGCAAGCCGGAATGGGACAAGATTTGGCGCCAGAGAGGAAAGTTGCCACCCGAGGTACCTTTCGTCAGAACCTTCTATGGTGAGACGTCCCCACTAGAACAGTTCGCCGAAGGCATCGCGGCGATATTTGCTCACGATGGCATTGACCGCGATCTCGTTTCACCGGGGTTTGAGAGAATGGTGGCCGAAATCTTAGAACTTGACCCGAATACTGACTTGAGAGAGCAAGTCGTCAAGATGGGGTCAGCCGCAGAGAGACTTCCGCTTGACACCCCCGGAGGTTTGGCGTCAAGAGGCGCACTGTCATCAAGAGGCGAACACCTCGAATCCCGACGATGGGACAGCAACCTAGAGGGTATGTCGCCAGAAGACATAGCGCTGGAGATTACGCCTCGCAATGAGTATGACTTCATTGACAGAATGCTCAGTCACCTTGCGATTAGTGATGATGATAAGGCTATGGAAGAGCAGATAAGAGACGCTTGGGAAGAGTTCTTCCGCGACATAGAAAAGCTCGAACCCATCACCTATGCCGAACGGATCGCGTCCGAGTCGGACTGGAGCATTGACTGGAAAACAAACGACATTCGAGATGGTCTAACTGCGATGCTCACCGACGAACCCATACTGAGGGCACTCCACGAACGATTTGGCGCACCTCCGGTCATAACTACCACAAAACCTGGCGTAAAAACACTCTCCGTGGCCCACGTGGGGGCTGATGAAAACTGGGCAGGGATACATATCCGCATGCCTAGTTCAGGCTCAGTTATCGTCCTGTCTCCCGAAGACGCCAAGGGGCTTGGAAGAGACTCCAGATTGGGGGTCGCTAGCTCTACCGACTCTCGGCGCTCTTTGATTTCCCGACTTTCCTCGTTGCTGGACCGCAGGTACCGCAAACCCAAAGGGGTCACAAGAATGCTCGTTGACCCCGGTCCACGAGGGACGTACAGACATGAGTATGGCCACTATGTTCACAACAAACTTCGGGATCCGTATCGGCGCGTGGACCCGTCCATAAGCCGTTGGGTTTCTGCTTATGCAGAAGATACTTGGGAAAAGTTCTTTGAGAAAATAGGGCGTCCTGACTGGGCCGAAGCGTGGGAGCAACGTTTCGTCCGTGAAATGCCCCCTGACTTCCCAGCAACTAACCCTATGTACGCATGGACAAACCCGCTTGAGATGTTTGCTGAGGGGTTTGCGGCGTACATGAGCCCCAACCCAGAGTCCCGCGCAATGAACAACGACGCGATGAACAGAATGCTCGACACCGTGCTCAGCGTCGAAATCGGTGGCCCACGAGAGCAACACCTGATTGACCCGAGCAAAGTTCCACCCCAAAATCTACAGGTTGCGGCTCGTCGCGCCGATGGACTTGCGTCAAGAGGTAGCGCGCCGTCAAGAAGTGGCGCGCCGTCGTACTCTACTGACCGACAAATCGTCAATAGACGTGGCAAACCCAAGAGAACGAAACGCCGGTCAGAGATGTTCCAGAACACATCGACTGACGAGAAAGTTGCCTACGCAGTCCCGACAACGAAACAAGAGTATTACCAGATGGTTTACGACGCTTGGCACGAGCGCGTCGTTGCCGGGCACGCCTCGGCATCATGGGGTAGGACCCGTCGTCGCCTTGAGGATGTCGACAAGTTGCTGACGTTTGACCCAGAAACAGGTAAGCCGACGTCCCGCATCCCAGAGATACAGGAGGGCCTAGACAAGGTTTGGGAGAGGGCCAAGTTAGCGGAGCCCGACTTTTCCCCGGAAGCGGTCGCGATGTCTAGGGAAATATTCAGGAGGTCGCTTGACAGTTCCCCGGCTATGAGATGGGCGGTTGAGCAACACGGCATGCCGCCCGTGGGGATGGCCAGCGACAGCGCGATGCGGATGACTATCGCGTCATACATCTCACACCCATTGGGGCATCTGTCCCTCCGAGATCCTGATGCCTCAAAGGTGATTATTGACCGCATGCGTGCCGACCTCGGCCCCAAAGCCACGCTATTTGACTATCTCAAACATCCAGATTTTGACAAACTTTTCAGGGCCGCCACCGGGGATGAGGACGGGAAACCGTGGTTCCCGACGGTTGGCGGATACGTGAATGACTCTGGCGGCGGGAGCATCCTGCTGTACCCCGGCAGCACGGGTCATCGGATGTGGATGGACGGGTACAGGATGGATCTGGGACACGTCCCGAAACCTGGGGATCACAACGTCCTTGACAAGTCACTCGAAGGTGTCATTCTTCACGAGTACGGCCATTACCTGGACTACTATGCCAGGCGACGGGCAAGTGGCATGGCCGACGGATCAATGCCTCAGTCTGAAGCGTTTGAGTACGCATTTAATGTCCACGGGGCACTAGCAAAAATAGGTCTAATGGATGTCATAAATGGGAAGCGTGACCCAAATGGTTATTGGACCCAGACCAGATACGGCCAAACCTCAACCGACGAGATGATTGCCGAGGCGGTGGCCGCCGTACTCTCCGGCAACCCCGCGGCAATAGAAATGCTCAGTCCCGCACTCCGAGATCAGGCGTATTGGCTGGTTGGGGTCAAGGCAACCAACGCTGAGAAACCCGGCAAACGAACATACCCAACGATGCCTTGGGCCATGAGTGCCGAAGAGCTCCAAGTTGCGGCAATGGCATCAGAAGATGTGCGAGAGATGGCTCAAGCCAGCCAGCGGGTGGACATCTTCTTAGATGAAATGGCCCAACGATCGCCCAAGAACCGCCGAAGACAAGCGGACTCTATTGATGAAGGGGTCCAAAGATTAGGCGAAACAATGAGACGATGGGAAAAAGAACGCGAAAAACAACGGAAGCGCCAAGAAGAGTGGGAGCGCAATAACCCTGGTCAACCCATGCCCCTGATGGGCGATGCGACTAGGGGCAAGACAGTCCCGCCCAGCAAAGAAGAACAAGAGAGGTCGGCAAAGGAGGCCGTCGAGCTCGCCCGCCAGGCCCAAGGGTACCTAAAGATACTCAGGGAGCACGGGTACACAGACCTTGACGACCTTGATCCAGGGGAAACAGAGGAAATACTTGAGGCGATCTTTAGGGGTCGCGTGTCTCTCACCGGGGATAAGACATACGACAACCGCAACATCTACGAAGCTCAAGATGCAGCGGCGGCGAAGGTGATGATGGCACTTGGATACGCAGTCACCATAAGGGACGACAAGGCTGGCGAGTCAAAACTACTTGAGGAGAGTATTGACGAGTTTGCTGCTGAAATCGACAAGATGACAGGAGAGATGGCCGATGCCGAAAGCGACCTCTTCCAAAACTGGCTGAAGTCCTACGGAATGACTATTGATGAGTTCAGGAAGATGCCCAAGGGGTCAGAACGCAAGAAAATCGTTGACAACTTCGCCGCATCGTTTGAGATAAATCTCTGCAACTACTACATCGCTGGCACCAACGTATTCTGCGGTGAAAACATCGGTGTCACGAGGGTTGACATGCCGCAACTAAGTGGCCGCACCGTCGGGAAGGACAGTCCCGCAATCAGGGCCTTGCTCGCTGGCCGCATCAAGGGCAAGTTTGAGATGGATAAAAAGAAACTTGGCGAACTTGATGAGGGCGTGCAAGAGATCGTCAAACACCTCGCAGACAACTGGTCTGACATCGCCGAGACTTACTACGCCGGCAGGCCCGTAAAGGCGACGATTGGCGGAAAGAAAGTCACAATCACGAAGGAGCACGTAGACGCCTTCTTGGGGAGCGTCAACTGGAACGACACCGAGGCTGATGTAGTCCCGCTGTTTGAGCAGGCCGCAAGGAACTTGGGGATTACGGTTGCCGAAGCTGAGTTCGTTGATCCAGAAACCATGCTGGGGGCGCAAAACGAACTACAAACCAGAAAAGTTGCGCAGATGGCAAGGGGTGTGGTTGCAGCAGTCCAAGCGGCTACCGAGTGGTTTGAGGAGCAGAACGGGCGCAAGCCAACTCGGGACGAAATCATGAAACTCGTGTCGGACAGGAAACAACTAGCAGAGTTGCGCAAGTGGGACGTGGCCAAACATGGTGGCGATGGCAAATACAACGTATTTACGAAAGCCGACGGCATGTTCCAGGCAACTCTCGCAACCGGAAAAGGCGACGGGCAACGATACATGCTTGACGGCCACCACCGATGGGCTGGACTAATCTTGGCTAACAAGATGCTCCGCGATAGCGGGTACGACGATCAGACTGTCTTACTTCAGATAAAGAGACTTGAGACGGACATCATGACCGGCCTTGAGGTCGGGCGCACGATCCAAGAACTGATGGGTATCAAAAACGCCGCGCTTGGGGCTGAAACGCCATTTGATAGGGGCAAAGGAGAAATAGTCCCGATTGGTGCTGACGAATACGCGACGTTGCTGAAAAAACTATCTCCAGCCGAACTTGGGAAAAGCCTTATGGAACTGCGACTCAAGAAACAGTACGAGAAAGACCTTATCGGCGCCTCATCTAGACCAGAACGCGAGTTCTTGCCGGGGTTACTTGACGCGATGACGGGTGGCTTATCGCCGATGGCGCGCTCACGACGCTTGGGGCCATCAACGCCGGGGAAAACCGTCGAACAAATCGAGCGTAGAACCAAGCCGCGCAAGCCACGCCTGTATCTTGACCCAGAGTCTGGTGACGAATACATCATAGGTCAAAGCGGTCGAAGGTTCGTGGCCACTATTGGCGGGTTCGAAGCCGCGTCTTTAGATGTGTTCCCCGGTGATGACGGGTTGCCGAAGACACATGGTGTCGAATCTCGTCCCGGAACACCCAGCGGGCTCGCCGAAGAGCTGGTCGCCGCAGCAAGCGAGAGATACGCAGGGCTCGCGTCCAGGGGAGATGACCGGGTCGTTGACATCAAGCAGCCAAATGTCCAGCCAGTCGGTGAGGATGACATCTTGGTCACAGAACTTCCGGGAGAACCAGGAAGCGAGGAGCATGCCGCCGCATTTGTGGCAATTGCCGAGAAGTCCCGAGACGAAGGACGCGTGCTGGTGTTCTCGTACACCAAGCCGGGAAGTCCCCCGGAAACAAGGCGAGTTCGCGTCACAGAAATCAAAAAGGGTTCGAAAGCGACCTATCTCGTCGCGTCGGACTTGGACAGAAATGGAGAGAGCAGGGATTTCAGAATTGACCGAGTTGGCGCTCCAGAGGTCAAAAAGTCTCCAAGTGGGGCAAATGTGACGACCAAACAACCCAAAAAGCCGCGTAGCCAGCCGGCGCCATACGCCGGGGAGGGCCAACGGGTGTTTGATGGCGCAACATCGTGGAGAGACGTCGTACAAAATCTTGGCAAGGGAGAGTTCATCGCATTTGACTTTGAGACGGTTGGCTTTGATGCCGACCCAGTCACCGGGGAAATGCTGCGTACCGGACTGCCGGTCCAGATTGGTCTTGTTCGAATCCGAGATGGCCAAATCGTTGAGCGGCTAAATCTTTACATGAACCCAGGAGTCCCGCTGAGCGGGTGGTCCAAGGACAACCTCAAGCGCTACGATCCAGAAACCGGGAAAATGATCCAGATGACCGACGAGTGGCTTGCCACGCAGCCGCCGTATGCCGATGTATTGAGACAAGCCATCGAGTTCATGGGCCCAAATCCAATACTTGTAGCCCAAAACCACCCCTTTGACAAAATGGCGATGGAGCAGGCGCTTGAGGCCGCCGGGTTGTCTGATCTATTTACGCCTGCCGGGTATCTAGACAGCCTGGGAATAGCGAAACTCGCTTATCCAGAAAAATCGTCCAGAAAACTTCGTGGCTACAGGCTGGGAGACCTTGCCGAAGAGTTTGGCTACGACATGGGCGACGGGTGGCACTCGGCGGATGTTGACGCAGAAGCGGCATGGCAAATCATTGTGAACATGACCAACAGGCTTGCCGACGCAGAGGATGCCGGGGAAAGTGTCGATAGGACGCTACTCAACCCCGTCGATGTTGAGATGCGCATGAAGGCAACTAGTGCGGAGTACAAGAGACAACTTGAGGCTCTGCGGGCATTTGAGGCGGCGCGTAACAAGATGCCGAATGCCGAACCCAGCCTGCAGTCAAGGGGGGCAACAGTCCCGCAGGAGCGGATAGACGGCGGCAAGGGATTGATTGATCATCTGGAGAGCTCGCCTCGCCCAAGTAAAAAACCGATTGCGGGTCCCGTGCTCATAGATGACGCAAGAAGCGTCTTTGATGGTGAAATAGTTGGCCGAGATGGTCGCAAGTACAAGATCAGGGTCCAACAGGCAATCCTGTATCATCCCGACGACAGCACGAGCTCAATCTCCGTAGATGGCGGAGTCTTTGACGAGAGCGGCGAGGAAGTGGCGACTTGGACTAGGAACATAAGGTATGACAAGATCACCAATCGCGCCCATGCCTTCCATAAGTCGTTCATTGTTGCGGACGGTCACCGGGGAAGAGGAATAGCGACGGCGTTTAACAACCGAAACGACGATCTCTACTCGACACTCGGGTTTGGCGACACATTGGTTGACGCCGCAAGTTCCACCTCAAGAGCTCGTTCGCCCCGCAGGATGACGGGCGTCACTCATTGGGCCCGAACCGGCTATGACGTATCTAGGAACAAGGACTGGAATGCCCTCAAGAATGCCCTTGAGCAAATCGTCAAGGAGACGAGGGATGGAGGTGAACTACTAGACGACGGACCCATTCCTCCCAAGACGATACGCAGGATAGAAGACATCATTGACGACATGAATCGCACCGGGTTTAATGATCCAGCACGACTGACCGCCGGGGAAATCTTGAGATGGCCGGGTGCCGATCAGGCACTCGCATCGGTGTACGACGGCCTGGGCCTGAACATAGAAATGAGAAAGACCGCAGGATCTAGCGAAGGTTTTGCGTCCCGTGGTGGCCGCTTCTCCCGTCGAGAGCCAGCCCTGTTTGACGGCGCTCCTCGATATACGAACTTCCCCGGCTCAACTGTCTCCCCGGCGAATGTTCGGTGGGAAAGAGAGCGTCGACATCGCGTCAGTCTCGAACAACCAGAAATGGCCGAACAGATCCTTCAGGAATACGAACAAGACATCGTCGGACCCTGGAAACTCGCCGATAAATACGAGACATCAAATACCCACATCCGCAAGATCATACAAATGGCCCGCCGAAACAGAAGGCAGAAAGAGGAATCAGCATCAGTCGGCCTTCAGTCCCGAGGTGGCATATCCGGAAGCACGAAACTACGGGTGATTGATAACGACGACGAGCGGATCCAGAAGCTCATGCCCATGATTATTGATGAAGAACCGAGCCCAGGGATACGGGCTCGGATTGATGCCGTTCGCCTGTCTGACGACTTCCCGTCAGACATGAAGGCGTACGACACGCTGGCCAGATACGGAAGGAATAAAAGAAGATTTGTTGAGTACGTAGATTCCAACGGGAAAACCACCCCGTATTTGCTCCAAAATACATCTCGCGGTGACAAAGTTATTGTCTACAGGGTTGATGCCTTGATGAAACTTATTGAGTCCCGCGACGGCAAGATTTCGGATTACGCATTACAGCATCCCGCCGATCGTAATAACTCACTAAACAGCGCCATCGCCGGGATAATGCATGCGAGCCTTCCGATTGGAACTAGGGCCGCGAAAGATCATTACGAGATTTATGGCATCGAAGTAAAAAAGTCCCATCGGCGACGCGGGCTCGGAACGGCAATGATGAAGATGCACCGAGATACATTCCCCGAACTCCGACTAAGCCACTCCTCACAATTGTCTGAGGACGGAAAGAACTTTGCTGTCGCAACCCCAACCCTCTCGGGTGGTTTTCAGTCTCGAGGCAACGCACCCAGAAAGTACGATCTAGATGAATTCATCGATGAAATCCGTGAAAACGACAGGAGAGGGAAGAACAAGAAGCCGAAAAAGGCGACGCAAGGTTGGAGAAATTGGACATCTGGAGTGAAGCCGCAATCTGGAACTGACCCAGATGATCCAACTCGACTTGAGCATTATGCCGCATACCCCGTCGTTGAGCCACAAGACTTCGGGTGGCGCAACGGTGACCCGGGCACGCCTAGGTGGATGCCATTTAGGGACGCAATCCGAGAAGAAGTCAGCCGGGGCAACGAAGTTCCGGATGAAGACATCGTTAGCGGGTTGGCAGGGAATGAGGCCATATGGGTAACACATGACAAACGCGAAGCGGCCCGCTATTCGATGGGTGCCGAAGATTGGGATAGCGACATCCCGGATGAGACACTCGATTCTCTGGTCCAAGAAGTAGATCTCCGGGGATCGGTTCCGGTACTTGACGATGGCGATGGCGGCTACTTGTACGTTAGGCCGCGAAAGTCCCGCGGCTTGGGTTCGCGGGGAGGGCAACCAGGCACATGGTCCGGGTGGCAAAGAACCCCGGAGTGGATTAGGGCCACGGGTGACCCGGAGACAATCCGAATGACCTGGAACGCCGCATCAAGAAGGGTTGACCAAGCATTCCGAGAAATGGACATCAACGGCGGATCAACAAGCAACATCGTCCGAGAAGGGCTCGAGTTCGCGACCGCATTCGCCGGGGCATCAATCTTGGCGAGGACCGCTAACCTGCCAGAAACAGATCTTGATTTTATGTTGGATTCTGGGCTGGGTCAATTGGCGGAAAGGTACGGGATGGACTTTGCGATAGGGCTAGTGGGCCAGCAACTAATCACATGGGGCTCAATCAATCGGGAGAAGATGGCCAAGAAGGCCGAAGAGATCCGAGCGAGAATCAAGAAGATGGGCGAGATGTCCCGCAGGGCAACCTCCCAAACTCGGCTAATCTGGGGCCAGGTGGCCGACATGGCGAAGCCGAACCGGGTGAGGAAGAAGTCGGTACGGATAACCGGCAATCCAGCGGCCGCATGGGCCCAGATGTCTTGGAAGTCTTGGCTGAAGTCGCGTCCCCCGGAAACGACGGCGCGAATGGCCCCAACAAGGCCGATTGCCTACGAACGTATGGCCAGAGAACTCTTTGAGTCCGGGTATCTAGGGTTACCGGGGACATGGGGACCCGCAAAGGCCGTGGCGCTTGACGAGTCGTATCGAGAGATCGGTGGCGGCTTTACTGCTCTCCAACCCCTAGGGGCCACAAACCCCTAAAGGAGCGTCGCGTCGCCGGGGAGTAGGCGGCGGGGCCGTCGCAACCGCGCACCCGTCGCTTGCCGTCCCGTCCGACGCGTCCGAGAGTGCCGTCGCGTGCCATGGCACGACGGCGCCCGACAGTTATCGGTTGTTCAGAAGGGCTCGTCTGTCGCCCCTACCGTCGCAGTCTGGCGGGGCTTGCGAGCGACCTGCTGTGATTGTGGTCGGGCCGACGGCGCGCCATCTCCCCCGGTAACACGCTTACGCTCGAGCGACTCGATGCTACGGGTGAGGATACCGATGTCTTCTGCGACGATCTCGACCGCCGAACGCTTGTTGCCTTCCTTGTCCTCGTAGGATCGTTGCTCAAGGCGACCAGTCACAATGACACCGATGCCCTTCTGCGCGACTCGAGCAAGATTTTCTGCCTGATATCGCCAAGCGGTGACGTTGATGAACGACACCCTTTCCTGCTTCTCGCGGTTGTCGTCATACCAGACATAGTTGACGGCCACGCTGAACGAGCACTTGGGGGTCCCGTTGGCGAGTACCGTAAGTTCTGGATCTGCGGTGATGTTGCCGCTGATCGTTACTGGGGCCAGATTCATTGCCTGTCTCCTGTCGTTGTCGGAATAGTTGCCTTACATGCGCTAGGCTATCACTCCAAACGTCCGGAGGCAACATTCATGAGTTACGCGGCAGACATAAGGCTAAAAGTCATAGAACACCTACAGGAACTGCTATCTGACCTACAGATGGTGGACGAGGATGTGGACGACATGACCGACGACGAGGTGCGGGCCATTATGGATAACTCCCTGACCATCGCTGGATACATTCTTGACTCAATGGGGTTTCAGCCCATCTCGACAAATTCATCGGGCACAATTATTGCCGAACTTGCCCTTGAGGAACCGTCTGCGTTCCTTGATCGTATCGCATCTCAGGACATTGTGCAATAGTGAACGGGTAATCTTTGCCAAGCGACGATCTCGGGTAAGATGGGGGTGTCGTAACCGCTAGTCAGTCGGATGTTATTGATGACCGACCCATCTAAACGGGAGAGACAACTTGGCATCACAAATCGGAGGATTGTTTTTCACCCTGACGCTACTTGCGACGGGTTGGGCGCTCCCCGCTACCGACCCACCCATCGTCAAGGTGCGCCCTCAGCACATCTCGGTCATCGCCCCTCAGCACATCTCGGTCATCGTGCCGTCGGGTTCCCAAGACACCATCGAACCCACCACTCTTGCCAAACATGAGCACGGGGTCTCCCACTACGGCATCACCTTCTCCCACGGAGATGTCTCTTGGCTCAACCAACTTGCGACCGTGGCGGGCTGGCCCGCCAGCACCCACGAGAAACTCGCGCTCGTCATCCTGAGGGAGTCGGGGGGGTGTCCCAACCGCAAGGGTGGAGATGTCGTAGACAAGAACTGCGAACTCGTGCGGGTGTCTGAGTGGAACCATCGCTCAGACACGGGGTTACTCCAAATAAACGGGGTGAACTACAACCCGAAACGCAACAAATGGGCACGGGTGTGTCTTGACCTCCAAATCTGCGAACAGGCACCCCTACTTGACCCCCTGAATAACCTCAGGGCTGGTTATCTTCTCTATCAATACTCTGGCTGGACTCCGTGGGATCCCTGCTCTTGGGATAAGACCCGTTGCCGAAATACTCCATAGTTCACCGCGCCCTCGTGGACCCGATGATGGGTTATCTTCGCCACGTGGCAAACAATGTGGAGTATCATTGAGTCGCATGACACGACCAAAAAACTTTGACGACCCCGAAAAGGTCGCCGCATTGGCACGAACTTATGCCAGAATGTTCAGAGAGGCAGTAACTGGAGAAATCCGGCCAAAGCCAGACACCAACGATACGGGAGATAAAAACAATGACTCCGAGTGACGACATGAACGCCGAGCAACGAGATGCGATGGCTAAGTTGTACAAGGCCGAGCAAGAGAAGGAACTCGAGGAGCTTCTTGAAATTGAGGCAAAGATAGCGAAGTACGCCAAGCGCTCAAGGAACGATGACGATGACGATGACGATGACGATATTGAGATGCCCGAAGATGTTTCCGAGGACGACGATGTCATGGCAGCCGAGGACGAACCCGCCGAGGAACCGACTGATGAAGAACTTGCGATGCAGGATCGCAATCGCCGTCGCATGATGCGCGCCCCTCGGGGCGAGCGTGGACAGAGAATGGGCAGGATGGATCGCGACGAGAAGGATGCGATGCTTGCTGAAATGGAGCTCAAGAGGGCCTTCTCGCCCAAGAAGCGACGCAATCTTGCCAAGGAGGGGATGGCTCTCCCTGACGGTTCGTTTCCGATTGTGACCACCGAAGATCTCAAGAACGCAATTCAAGCGTTTGGTAGAGCCAAGAATCAAGCACGCACCAAGCGCCACATCATGAAGCGCGCCCGCGCCCTAGATGCGGAGAACCTCATCCCAGAAGCATGGAAATCTCTTGAAGAGTCCACGGAAACTAAGGCCAACATCGAAATGGCACCAAAAGAGGGAATGATGGGGCCGATGTCCCGCGAAGATCTCATGGCAAAGATTTTCGGCAAGAAGAAGCCCAGCACCAAGAAACCCGCCATGAAGAAGCCGGCTGCGTCGGACGACGAGATGTCCGACGACGAAACATCCGAGGACGACGACTACCCAAAAGCCTAATCGATCCCAAGGAGTTCGTTACGAACTCCGTTGGTGATGTATCGCCGTTTGAACTAGAAGAAAAGACAGCAAAGAACAAGTACACCAAGCCGGGGTTGCGCGAGCGCATCAAGCGTCGCATTATGGCTGGATCAAAGGGCGGTAAGCCGGGTCAATGGTCGGCACGCAAGGCGCAACTCGTTGCTCAGGAATATAGAAAAGCTGGCGGCGGATATAAGGGCGGTAAATCAACTGGTCAACGTTCTCTTTCTAAGTGGTCAGGTCAAAAGTGGACGACATCGGATGGCAAACCCGCAATTCGCAAGGGCGGAACTACACGATACCTTCCCGAGAAAGCATGGAAGAAACTGACGCCCGCTCAGCGAGCCGCGACGAATCGCAAGAAGCGCGAGGGCAGTAGGAGTGGTCGGCAGTTTGTTAGAAATACCGAAGCCGCAGCAAGGGCTGGGGCAACGGCGCGAAAGTCTGCTGAGCAGTTTTCGACCGCGCTGAAATCCCTCTCTGACGATCAGTTTGACCTACTCTTCCCAGAAGGCAGGGATTCGGTTTCTCTTTTAGAGATGAATGAAAAGTGGATTTTTGATGTTGGAACTGCCTTCCTCCGAAGGGCACTCACCAACAGAAGGCGCAAGCGCAAGCGCCGACGCTGGTTCAAGCAAGGTCAGGAGAATGGGGTTGAGCAAAAGGCTGAAAAGAAACCCCTCCGCGACCCCAAGGGTGGTTTGACCGCTGCTGGGCGAGCGCATTTCAAGCGCACCGAGGGCGCAAATCTCAAACCTGGCGTCAAAGGGCCAGCGGACACGCCAGAAAAAATGCGACGCAAAGGATCGTTCCTGACAAGGTTTTTCACGAATCCGTCAGGTCCGATGGTGGGCGAAAATGGAAAGCCGACTCGCCTAGCGCTTTCCGCCGCGGCTTGGGGTGAGCCAGTCCCGAAGAACCGATCCGATGCGGCGAAGTTGGCCGCCAAGGGTCGCAGACTCTTAGAGCGATACGAGAACACGAAGAAGAATAAAAAGTAAGTTAAATAAGAATTAACCCAGGGGATCAACCCTTACCCCCGGCTAACCCCTAAGTCTCTTGCTGCACGCGAGGCAAAACTCCGCCCACGGGTAAGAGCGTCTCATGCTTGCTGGGTGCTCACAGTAAAGTATTTTGCTAGCGGTTGTGTTCAATGTGTCTCTTGCAAAGGCCGACATTGTCTTGCCCGTCGTTTCAGCGGCCTCTTTCCAGACTCGTCGTTCTTCCTCCGTACACCTTATGAGAAACTGCTTGTCCGCGGGCGAATCCTGCTCCTCGCCTTGAGATACTGGCTTGATCGTTAGCGCCATATCCTCCATCACATTCTCCACAGCATCACGAAGTTTCTTGTCCGCCACCATCCTCGATCACCTCCGCGTCTATAACGCCGTCGGCTCTTGACATTAGTTCCTTGACAACGTGTTGCGGTAGAACACCCGATGAGGCCATAAGCTCCATTAGTCGTCGAGCATCAGCTTCTGGCGTATACGCAGAAAGCTCCCGAGCGCCTTCTTGTCCCGCCAATGTGGCCCTCAGACTCGGCCCAGCATCAACCGCCATTTGGACATTGACATTGACTCTCTCCATCCCGAGCAATCGTGAGCGTCTATCAATAATCGCCAAGACTTGTTGAACAGCCTTAATATCTGGCTCAATTGTCACTTCGCTGCCATCGTCCATCACCTTCTTGCGATTTTGTGTTAGCGGCCACAGCGAGGCCTGGAGGCCGTCAAGTCGCTCCAGCTCAAGCCGGAGCACATCTGAATAGTTTAGTCTCGCCTCGGAGTTCATCCTGCTAAGCATGCGCTCGACGGCCTTATTGACCGCTGATGTGGTCAAATCAAACCGCTTAGCAATTTCGCGCGCCGAAACGCCAGCCTTCTTCATGGCAAATATGCGGTAGTCCCGCTCCGCAATGTGTTCGCGGGTAAGCACCCTATTTCCGTCAGCCATCTAAATCCTCCTCCCAATAGTACCCCTAGTCGGGGGCGCAACGGGTGCTAGTGTTGTCACTAGGCCCCCGCGGCGGGTTTTCCCCTCCTTTGTTCCGTCGCGGGGGCTACTCATACTGTGACATAATTATATTTGATGAATGAAGAGCCGAAACAAAAAGAACGCCCGAAGAAGCGTAGACCTCGGTTCATCAACCCAATGGCGGCGAAGCCAAGGTCGTGTTGTCCCAAGAAATAACCTCGTTTATTTTCTTGGCTATCCATGTTGCAACCGGGGCCGCAACGCCATTCCCACACATCTTGTAGCGTTGTGAGTCGGCAATTCTCGTGCCGTCGTCAGCAAACTGCGTGTGGTTCTCTGGCCACCCCATAAGTCGTTCGCATTCAAGCGGGGTGAGACGACGCACCAACATGCTGGGAGTGGTGTTATCAGCAATAAAGTCGCTCGAGTCTCTGCCCACCCTCAATGACCTATGGGAACCATCCCCCTCAAGTTTTTGGTTGTAACCGTCGTACTGATAGATGCTGGGTGATGCCTGTGTCGCCTTGATGGTTGGAGACGTGTTTTCCAATACCGTGGCATTGCTTCCGAATTGCGTATCAAACGAAAATACACAATCATCGGGTTGTGTAATAAATGTCTGAGCATGATGAGATTGCACCGACGGCCTGAGGGCCGAAATGGCATTTGCAACCCTTATCTCGGTAGCACTAAAATTGCCCGCGTGCGCGTCTTCTCTGATTGAATACGCAACAGACTGAGACCCAGTCTGATCAAGGGTGTACGAAGGATCGCCATTCTCCCCCACGCCGAAACCGTTTTGGTTCTTCTCCATCTCGCGACCATCCTGAATGGGAATCGCCACATCGTCGCCCTGAACAACCATGGGGGCGTTGTTTCCGCCGGTACCCATTTTGCTGGTGAGCGTCTGGGTGACACCATCCTTCGCCACGCGAACCCCATCTCGATATGAGTTCTCAAAAACCAACGGGTCACGAGAAACGATTAATGCCGTAGCACGAGTGTCAGTCCCGTTCTCAAATGTGTTCAATGTTGGCGACACCACACCAGTAACCCATGTCTCAAAATCATCCCTGTCTTTTGCTCTCCGCGACTTTGCGAACGGCATCTGAAGTTGGGAAATCTTGACATTCTCTGAAACTATCCCTCGGTTGCCTTCATCGCGATCACCGAAAGGGCCCTCAGCAGCGGTCGTGGCAATACTTTCCCTCGCCTTGATGCGCGTCTCAATATTCCTTGGCAGGCTTTCGGCGACAGGAAGAACTTTTGGTCGACTTCGCTCGGCATCTGAAGTACGGAAGAAAGCAACGATGAAGATTCTGCGCCGTCGCTGGGGCACTCCGAAGTATTGAGCATCCAACACGGACCACTCAAGCTCCACCGCCCCTGTTTTTGCCATTTCATCAAGGACGACCCCGAAGTCAGCACCTCCGTTGGAAGTGAGTGCCCCTGGGACATTTTCCCAAATAGAGATTCTTGGGTATTCATTATTGGTCAACTCCCTTATTTCTTGGATGATCCTGATTCCTTCATGGAACAGGCTTGACTTTTCGCCCGACAGGCCAGCACGCTTCCCGGCAACACTGAGATCCTGACACGGACTACCCCATGCCACGACATCGGGAGGAGGGGATGCCTCAAGAACACGCGCACCAGTCAATGTGGAGACATCAAGCCACTTCGGGACATGCGGCCACTTCCGCTTAAGCACGCGCTGGCAGTGTTTGTCCCACTCGCACTGAAACGTCGTATTCCATCCAGCGGCCTCAAGACCCATATCAAAGCCACCGACGCCGCTGAAAAGGCTGAGAATGTTCACGGGTGCAACTTACACCACGAGACGCTATCTAACGGGACAGACCCCAGTCCCGCAATCGTTAATGTCAAGTTCCGCACCGATACCAGATTGCTGTAGCGGTACAGCGAAATCAATTTTTGACAACAGCTTTTGGTATTCATCTTCCGTAATCTCTTCGTATGGGGGCAACGGAAAATTGTGATCAGAATGGAGAAGAAATGATACCGACTTGATGCTCTTATCGTAGTTCTTTTCCAGCCAAGCCCTGATCTCCTCTAGTTCGTCTTTTCGGTAATACACAGTTACTGATACCGCGTTGTCTGCCCATATGGTCTGCAGGCGCTTGACCCATTCAAGTTGATCAACGGCAGTAACTTCTGATGCCAAAACCGCGCCGTCGGGTGACTTGCAAGGGAAATCAACGACATAGCGAGTGTGATCTTCCCGCCCGTCAATGCCGATATCCCACTGAATTTTGTAACCACGCTTGCGACACGCATCTATAAGTGGATCAGATGACCCGAATCTGACTCTGCGCACATAAAACTTCGCGTACGCGGGATGGATGCCGGGGGTAACGCCAGGCAATAGCGACAGCGTTCCTGATGGCTGAACGGTGGTCAGTCTTACCGATTCTGGTATGCCTTGTTGTTTTGACCACTTTGAATCAAAATCACGAAGATGTGCATAAACCCCAGAAAGCCACTCAATCTTCTCCTCGTCACATTGCAAAAGTCCCGTCACGCTCTGACCAAGACGAGCATTTTTATGCGTCGTTTCGGTAGTCTTTTCGTATGGGTACGACAGTCTCGTGATCTGCTTCTGCACCTTGTACAGCAGGGTGCTGATATCAATCAACTGTGCCTTTGATGTGACGTTTGGCAAGAAGATGGTGGCGAGATTGCACGACTCCCCATCAGCAAGGGCAATCTCGGCACAGGGATTGAAGCCCTCAACGGTTGGGTCGGGCCGCTTGTCGCCAAGCCTGCCGACCGAGCGTGCAAGTTTTCTGTTGACGAAACCATACGGTTCACCCGATCCGTCGTAGCCCTTCCAGATTTCGGGCATTATCTCTTCGTAGGCATCGGCGTAGATGCTGTTGTTTGAGTTTGCCCTCCACGCAGGAACCGTGCCAGTTGACCAGTTCTTCGCCCTAACGAAAAGGACATCATCTGGATCGCCGATGGCGATTTGGGCCGATCGACGCGACGACCCAGAAACTACAACCCTGCCGATTATGTTGCAGATGTCAAGCACATCGATTGAACGGAGTTTCTTGCCCTCGCGGTTGCGCATCACCTTGCAAATGTCATCCACGCCATCAATTAGCGCCTGTGGGCCAGAAGCGGTGCCACCGAATGTCTTGAGGGGTGCCCCATACTGCCGAATGAGGATCGTTGAGTAACTGAATGACTTTCCGGTATCAAAGAAGGACTTGAGAATACTATGCAGAAGACGTCGCCAACCTTGGCGAGAATCTGGCACGATGATGTCGGCATCGTTCGTTCGCTCATGGGTGATAATGACCCCTGCCTTAATTTTGGGGAGATCGTGTATTTTTGATCTTTCTACTGAGAAACCGACTCCACCACCGAGCATGAGATAGTCAAATAGAAACTCAAAGTCTTCAATCTTTTCAATGTTTGTGAAGTAGCAGTTGTTTAGCGATGCGGCATTAAGTTTTTTGACGAGCGGTGTCCCGAGTTGCCAGAGCGCGCGTCCAGACAGTGAGCAACGAAGATTGAACATGTGATCAAACAGCCGTTCTGCTTCATCTGTCTCAAGCGGTGCCCCAATATCAATCGCGCCATTTACTGCGCGCGCGCATGTCTCAATCCATGTCTCGCTACGCCCCGCCCCATCAATCTCGCGACTGTAGGTGCGTAGGTACACAACCTCGCCCATGCCGCCAAACCCCCACGGTGGTGTCTCCGTGACATACGAAGATAAAAACTTTTGATCCAGATGATTCATGGCGCTCTCCGTGACTGGTCGCAGAACAATAGCAGTTGGGGATAGAGAATTTTACCCCAGTTGGCGAGCGAGAATATTTACTTAATCAGTCCTATTTCCCTTGCGCGAGAGAGGCTGATATAAGAACCCTTCCGGTGCAAAATCACCCGTGCCGTCGTGTAGGGAGTAATTTGCTTTTCCACAACTACGTCTTCTTCAACCAAAAAATGGTCGGCAACATCATAACCAACAAGGGAAGTTTTCCCCAAGAAATCCACATCCCAAGACTCGCCAGTGCAATCACCCGTCGGGTGGCCGCATACTGGACATGGCCCAAGAGTTGCCCCATGTACCGTTGCGTCAGCAAAGCGATACGTCGTCCCGCGATCTTCGTTCCTGAAGGGGTTGGGCCAATTCAACATGAATACATTCTACTCCACTCGGAAATCAAGAACTTCAAACCCATCATCCGCCAGTTGCTGGGCAACCGAATCGCGAATTTCCCGCGTCATCCCTAGGTTCTCCTTCTCGGCAAGCGATCTCACCAACATGGCCGGAAACATGCTTTCACGCAAGACCGAAACCGCTTTATCTGGTGTTGCCAGCATCCTTTTCCACGAGATTTTTTTGCCGTTGTAAGAATACGGGAGCGCAACCACGCTCACGGATGATCTGCCATCAACATCGGTCCTAGCGTGCGTGACAGTTATGCACTCATCAACCCCCTTGCCTGCAGCAAACAGGTCGCGAAGGCTTTTGCCCTTAGATGCCATCGGATCAAGGGACACAAAGCCTTCCGCAACCATGGTGACTTCGCTGATGCCCCAGTATTGACGCATAGCAACACAACAGGCCAAGCATTGATTAAACCTGTCTGCTACTGGCTTGCGCATGCCGGCGGAACCCAACTGACAGATGATGCTGAGGGCATCCCCCTTCCAGCCGAAGAAATTAAAATTTAAATCTTCTCCAATACCCATCTCGGCAACAGATGTCTCCTTGGCTAATTGCGAAGACGAGGCAATGAGCGCCATCTTTTTGATTTCATCGCCATATGTATCGTCCACGCGGGCAACAGTAAGGGCGGGAAGGGGCGACATGGTGCAACTTCCACCACGGCAACGGCGCGGTGATGTAGGGTTCGTGGAATGGAGAACAAAAAGACTGCGTCTAAGCCAAGGACCTCCAAGAAGGCCAAGGCGACGCCAAAGAAGAGCAGCGACAAGAAGGGTTCGGCTGTCAAGAAGCCAACGCCATCGCGCGTCGCTAAGCCAGTCAGCCAGCCCTCTTCGGCGACAGCGAAGTCGCCGAAGAAGAACTGGTTGAGCAGGTTTTTGGGTTTCTAGCCCTTACTTGTTCTTGCGCGACTCGCGCAGGATTGTCTCAAGCTCGAGCTTCGTCAGTTGCTCAAACTCGTCTGAGTGGGCAGCCTTCAGCGCGAGCATTGCACGACGGCGCGCCTCGCTGCGCATCAGGACCATCTTCTTGCGCTCGGTGCGCTCCTCGTCAGAAAGGCGCGGGCGCCCTCGGCGAATCGCGCCTTTCTTCTTGAGGTTGGCGTAGCTGGTGCCCGCCACCTTTGCTTTTGCGGTTGCTGACATTGCAATTCCTCCATATCGGTGGTTACTATTACTCCCATGAATGTAGCGACCCCTACAACTGAAACACAACTTTGTTCCGAAAGTTTTTTTCCAGGGAATTACACCGCTGGGATTTTAGCGTATTTAAGGGATCTTTCGGGTGATTCTGCTGGATGTCCTAGCCGCGATGCCAGAAACGCCAATTGACGGCGATGCTATTGGTATTCTTTTACGGCGAACCAAGGTGGGTGGGTGTCTGTCTAGCGGCGACGGGGGGTAAGATACCTGTTCTAATGTCTAATAAATCACATATCTGCCCGCGTTGCTCGGGAATGATCCCGAACGATGTCACGCCAGGCGCGTACCCTGGCGCCATCTCGCGCCTCGATAACCGCACCGAAATCTGTTCATCGTGCGGTTCTGACGAAGCGGCACTTCAGTTCGCTTTCGGGCACGTCCCAGATTGGCGGGGCAACTGATGACACTCGCCGACAACGACCAAGCGCGCATCGTTGAGAGTATTGAGAACATCGTCGGGTATCTGACCGGCGTGCTGAACGACATTCGGGCCGGCACCTACACGCGCGAGATGGCGCGACGCGATGCCGAATGTCTGATTTACCACGAGGGGATTGACTTCATTTCCGCTATTTCTGAATACGCCGACAGCGACGATGCCCCTAGCGGCGACGGGAAGTAGGTTAGAAGTCGTGCCAACCAAGCGTGGGACCAAGCGCGACAAGGTGAAAGAACGCGCATCTAGACTTCGTAGGCTCGCTGGCAACGGATTAATCGAACCACGGTTCGATAATCCGCCAGAGCGCATCTGCCACGAGGAAGGCTGTTCCGTGGTGTTGTCTCGCTACAACTGTGGCACCTACTGCCACCGCCATCAGCGCGAACGCGTCCTAGATGGTCGCGCGAAGGTGAATGTGAGCGAGTATCTTGACGAATGAACGACGACAAGCGCGCCCTCGCTCGACGAACCATCATCGGTTCGGTCGTCACGGCCATCGGGCTCGTCTCGCTCCTGTGGGCATCAGACTTCGGCGACCCTGCCTGGCGTTGCGATACCGACCCAGTAATGGTCAAGCAAGGCGATACGCTGAACTCCATCGTACGCGAACGATGCTCTGGCGACCTCGTGGGTGCTCTCTACGGCGCTTACAACTCTTACGGCGCAGTCATCTACCCCAGTCAAGTAATCTGGTTGCCTTCACGTAAGGGTTGTTCCGTATTCATACTCGCGGGCAACGCCCACGAGAACTGCTAAACGAAAGGACCCTTGTGGGAAAGACTAAGTATTCAGATGTCAAGGTGTCGCTTGACGACATAGATGGCAATGCGTTCGTCTTGCTGGCGCATGTGAGGCGTGAGTTGCGTCGCGCTGGATCATCGGAAGAGGAAATACAAGAGTTCACCGACGAAGCCACGGCAGATGACTATGACCATCTCTTGGCAACCATCACTCGATGGGTGGACATCACATAACCATCATGAACCCCCAGGCATCGAACCCACTCGAACTCACCCACTTCCGGACAGATTTCCTTCACAACTACTGCGGCATCAATCAGATTGCGTCGTCGTTCGAGATCCTCACCGCACTGCTTGATGACATCACTAACCATCGCATCTCGTCTGAGATGCTTGGCGTGAACGAGACCGACCTACTTGATGCGATAGGCGATGTTGTCGCTGTTGCCGTGTGCAAGACGAACTGGCAGATACGGAATACCTAGCGGCGAGCCAACCTAGACTGTACGGCATCAACCCACAACACAAGGGGACACAATGAAACTCTCAACATTCTATACGGACATCGCGCGCGATGTGTTGGGCGTGTCCCCCAGCGAGTTCGCTCGCGTCCTCCGAATGGCAGAGAGCCGAAACGATGTACCAGACTGGTCGGAGGCGACCGATGCCGACATCAAGAAGTGGTGGGTCGAGGTAACATCGTGACCGTGGGCGACATCCAACGAATCTATTCGGCAAACATCGTGCTTGAACTATTGGAATTCTCCGCCGCTGATTTGCGGGCGGCCAAAAAGCTGATAGACGATTTCATCACGAAACTCGCCCAGGCGAGTGACGCGGTATCTGACCTCGCGTGGGAAGTCGGCGACATTCACCTGACCGCTGAGAGCCACGAAGATGTGGCATCTTGATGACCGATGCCCGGACTCGGCGGGTGCCGTGGGCGCGCATCTAGCGGCGACCACTAGTAGAGTTATCACACCAACACACGGCGGAGGTACTACGCGTGGGCGATAGATGGGCAGTAGGGTTCCGTGGAGACGGACCTAATCCAACCAACATCTGGCTGTATTCGCATTGGGGCGGTGGGTCTCGGCACGAGACACTCGCCGCCGCCATTGACGCGGCACGCCCACGATGGGACGACAACACCTACGCGACGCGTATTGCTGTCTCGCACATCATCGGTACCGATTGGGACAGGGAGACGGGCTACGGGTTGGAGGCTGGCGATAACTGCCGCACCGATGTCGAGTATCCGTTGATGTTGGTGGATTGGGACAAGCGAACCATCAGCATCGTGGCTCCAAGTGGCCTTGTCGTAGAAACTGCCACCCTAGACGCCTACCTACGGTCGGTGGCTGCGCTGACCCCACTCGAGGGTCTGACCGAGATGCCTGGCGTCCTTAGCGGCGAGTTGGCCTAAGGTGGTCGCTATGGAATCCAGCGCGCAACGCACACCAACGGTCGTCCACGAGACGATGTGGAATGACGCAATCAACGAATACGGGTCAGACACCGCCGTTCCCGCCCAAGTCGCTAACCACATCGCGGAAACGGTGCGTGCGCTCGAGATCCTCGCGCGCGTCGGAGAAGGGAACCCAATGCGGGTATTGCGCGAATACATGGTGCGCGACGAGATCATCCAAGAAGTACTCACGGATTACATCGGCATCAAGCCACCCGATGATGAGCATCGCGAAAGTCGCGCCAAGCGCGAGCGACGACTCGAGGAATACTCGCGCGAGCACGAGGGGGAACAGTTCACGACAGAACATCTCGCCGATGTGGCTGGCTTCTCTCAGCAGACGATGGTGCACAAACTCCGTCGGTCGCCGTGGTGGCAACCCGTGAAGCGCGGGGTGTGGGAAGCGTCAAATCCCGCTAATCGGAAGCGGTAACGGCACACTCCCAGCCACACGCCGCATACCCGGCGATGTCAACCCAGTGATCCATGCTTGTCGGCGACTCGGCCAGTCGGGAGATCTTCACGAGCGAGATCATGGCCGCTATGTCCCAGGTCTCAATTCGCAACTCTCCCCTGGTCTGCACAATCCTGTCGAGGTAAGCCTGCCATAGCCCCGCCGTGCACCTGAAGTCATCCGCGGGCTCGCCGTAGTGGGCGTTTCTGTCCTTGGCGACGGCCCGGTGGGCCGCCTCGGTTACTAACTCTCTCTTCTTCTTGGTCATGCCGGGACACTAGCATCGCTGCGCGCCCTCGTATCGGCTCACTCTTATAAGGTGTCGAAACCGTAGCGGTGGCACGTGGGTTCGAATCCCACCGGGGGCACTACAGCAAGGGAGCTGGGGCCCCGAGTCGACTTGCCATGCGTCTCACAACCTCCAGCTCCATGGCTCCCCCGGTTGCTTCGGCCACAACATCGCGCTTCTTCTCTATCAAGGCCATGATTTCTTCGTCAATTGAGCTCTCCAGAAGGGCGTAGGTCGCTGTTACTGACCCCGGCTGACCGATTCTGTGTAGCCGACTGTACGTCTGCTGCACATCTGCGGGCGTCCAGGGAAGTTCCATGAATACGATGTCTTGAGCGGCCGTCAATGTGTGCCCGGTCTTCGCTGCTTGAATAGAAATCACTATCACCGGGGATTCTTCGACCGAGAGATCCTGGAAACGACGCTTTGCATCCTCGACATCGTCAACAGACATGCCGCCTTGGATCTTTAGGCCCCCAAACTTGGCCGCAAGAGCGTTAACGATGTCCCGGTGATGCGCCGCAACGACGACTTTGAGCCCAGAATCAACTTTTGACTGCACTAAGTCAACCACATCGACCATTTTCGCCTCAGCGGCCAGTCTCCGAAGCACGGAAATGCGGGCCAAGTGCGTCGGGACATCACTTGAGCCCCCAGAGTCCCGCATCCATGACGCTAAATCCTCTTCAGCACGCCGGTATGCCTGTATGTGATGCCCGGAACCAAGAAGAATGACCGTTGAGTGCATCACCGGGGGAAGTTCGGTCAGAACTTGGTCTTTGGTTCGGCGTATGTAGCATGTTGAGCGCAGTCGATCGTTGAGTTCCTCAAGATGAGAGTGCCCAGTAAGCACCCATTTACCGAATCCGTCTCGGTGAGCATTGCAATAACGCCTATAGAAGCCCCAACGACCACCAAAAGTGTCAATCTTGCCCATAATCTCAAGTTGCGCAGCGTATTCAGCTGGTCTTGAGGTCACCGGAGTACCGGTAAGGCACAGAATCGGGACTTCTTTGGGTAATCTCCGAGTGATTTTGATCGCCGATCGAGTTCTCTGCGCCGTCGCGTTCTTGAGATAGTGGCTTTCATCAAATACATAGGCCCTGTGGCCCTTCAGCAACGTCTCCCAGGATGTGAAATTGCCATAACCAACTACAACGACATCGTATGTGCCCTCACCGGGGAAGTTTTTTCGATCTCGGACGGCCGCAACTCGACGTTCTGGCACCCATTTTTGCCATTCTCGAACCCAGTTGAGGGTCAGGTTTGATGGACATGCCACAACCGTGGGCCACACGCTTGTTTCTTGGGCCATAAGCTCAAGCGACACGATGGCCTGGAGCGTTTTTCCGAGCCCCATCTCGTCAGCGATGAATAATCGACGCCGCTTCCGGGCGTAATCAACGCCGGCGCGCTGGTATGGCAGCAACCACGGGTACTCCGGGAGATCTATTGACAGTCCCGTAGCCCGAGAAGCGTCAGCCGCGCTTGACATTTCGGCCACAAGAGCGTCCCTGGCGGCCAAGACATCATCCGAGATTGACTCCCGGAACGTTTCGGCCCACCTAACTACCTCCGGCAACGATGCCACGGGGGCCTTCCAGGCCTTTGATGCGGCATCCCATGTGATGCCGGGGATGTGTTTTACGCTGCGAACCTTCACCGGGTCGTACCCAAAGCTCAAAAACACCCCGATATCGCTCAAGAACACCCCTTTCCCGGGATTGGGATGCTGCGGGATGTTCAACTTGAGAACTTCTGGGTCAATCTTGAGCCCTATCTGGGCCGCAAAGTCCCGCGCTTCGACCGCTGATGTCGCCGGAATGCGCCAGACTCGACTGACCTTGTCCCACTTGGCCCCTCGGATCTTCTTGATCCTGTCAACCTTGGCCCTATCAAACGGGAAGTCAAATATCAAGTGGTCGTCAGAGAGCCATACATAGCCATGTTCATCCATTACCAGGGAATCGTACTAGCATGTTGGCCATGGAAGACAGCATCAGCGAGATTGCGGCAACATCCGAGGAGTCAATTGACGGCGCGTCCAACCGGATTGAGGCTGCGCTAAAGCAGATTACGGAGCTTGAGCGACGTATCCGCGAGCTCGAGGGGAGGCTAGAAGCCGCCAAGCGACTACAGAACGATGAAGAACGTCGTTCTGAAGCCTGGCGCGGGTCAGATAAATCGTTAGGCTCAAGAGCTGGAACAATTTCAACAGTCGCATGGTTCAATGAGCGAATTGATGCCCAAAAGTTCCCCGGCGATGCCACGATATAGCCAGACAGGCCATCCCTGGTCCCTGTAGCTCAACGGATAGAGCGCCGGATTTCTAATCCGTAGGTTGCAGGTTCGAATCCTGCCGGGGGCGCTAGACCAAGTGACCAATAATGCGACAGGCGACTAGTGGGCTCCGTCGTTGTTGATAGCGAGTTTCGCGAGCGTCATCGTTACGCTCGCATAGACGCACCACAGCAGTATGCCGATGGGTGCCGAGACGGTGACCACGAATGGGGCGACAATCATCGCTCCGCCACCAGCCAGAGTCGAGATATAGAACAGTAACAACATCTTAGTTACACTCCCCCTCTAGATGGATCTGTGTTGTGTTGTCTGTAAGTCTAACTACGGTCGCCGCTAGTCAAGCCCAAGAGCCTCAGCATCGTCGCTTGATACGGGTGTGAGCGTCGTCTGACTGCCCATCGCATCGTGGTGAGACAGCGAGTAGTGAACGGCATCGTTGACGACCGTGTAACGCATCGTCCACGCGCCCCTCACGGTCATTCCAGCGATGAGGTCATCGGTCTTCGTGGCGTAGAAGTAGCCACCGTGGTCGCCGTCCCATAGACGAAGCCCACGAACGCGCCACCATCCAGACTCGTTGCCGTCCATAAGGTGCGCGACGGCGTGCTCAAAGTCTGCCACATAGTCATCCCAGCATCCGTAGCACTCGTCCGAAGGTTCATCGGTGTATTCGTCCGTCGCCTCGTCCCACTTCGTGCAGGTGCAAGTGTTGGTAATGTGGTAGGTCAGTTCGGTTGTGGTCACGGGGACAGCCTATTCGGTATCGCCGCTACTAGGTGGCCGACGACGATAGGTGTATGTCGGATCTTCGACCACATCCATCTTAGGTAGTGGCGGGAAGAAGTAGTTGCGCGCATCGCGACCAGCGTACTTCCACACAAGATAACCAAACGACAGCATCGCGCACATCGTGACGCGCCCCCAACCGATCCACTCCAACATCGCGAAGGCGAAGCCGACCAAGAAGCTCGGGATGAAGGCGATAACCACGACCATCGAGATTACAGGATGACGCTTGACGAGGGAAGGCAACGGTATCACGGGCATCTCCTTGTGTTGTGGTCAATGCTATCTGAGGCCGCCGCTACGCGACAACGCAATGCTCCGGCTCACTAGCCCGTGAGGTAGTTCTCTCAGTAGAACTACTAGGACAGACTGTTGTCCATGAGGTAGTGCCGGCTGAGGAAGTCCTCAAGGTTGGTCGCGGTGCTGATGCTCACGTGGGGTTCCACGGGGTTGGGTTGGCTCACCAGCGTCATCGTGCCGAACATACCGCCGTTGAGGTCAATGACCTGGTGGTTGCCGACCCTGTCCACGATGCAGTAGATGGCACCGTTGCCGTGGCAGTAGCGCCCCTCTCTTGCCGCATCGATGATCCAACCGATCAGCGTCGCGGTTGTCTGGTGCATTGGCATCTTCTCCATACCGTTTAGTACCTCCGTTGTGTGTGTTGTCTCCAAGTATATCTACGGTCGCCGCTAGCGACTACTTGCTCCCCTCAATGAAGCGTCTCACAGCATCGTCGTCGTCCAGCGCGGTCGCTTCCTTGGTCGCGATCTCATCTTCGTATCCGTTCACGATAATGTCAAGGTGTCGGCGCAAGATGGATGCGACTGAGCTGAGCGTCTCAAGGTCTTGCCAGCGGTACGGGTATTGCTCGTCCGTGCCGTCCAAGTATGTGCTGACCCGTTCACACAATGCTTTGTGACACTCAAACAGTTGCTGGACATTCAGCGTGATGGTCGCGGTGTATGTCTCTCTGATGCTCACGGGTACCTCCCGATGTAGTACGCACTTAGTACCGTAATGTGTGTCGCCGCTAGGCCTCAGTTCTCTCCCTAGTTGAGCGACGGCACTAGGCGACGCATGAGCCAACTGAACATCTCTTCTCGTACCGCGGTGTCTTGGTATTCGGGGTGCGTCTCGGTGAACCCCTCGCCGTCCGTCCTTAGATAGTCAAGCAATGCCGCCACCATGTCCCAATCTTCCGGGAACCGACACTCGCCAGGCTGTCCGGCGAAGAGGGCTCGCTCGCGGATGAATCGTTCGGCGAGAGCCGTGAGTTGGGCGTTACCCTCATCGGTGAACATACCGAAGTTGTGCGCGTTGGTCATGACTGCGATGCTACTTGGGGTCGTCGCTACAAGATCGCCACGGCGAAGTGTTGGACTTCGCGCTCAAACTAGGCGAGCACCACCCAGCGGGTGATGTCGGGGTGCTGCTTGGCGCACTCCCGCTTCGCGTTCGCGTAGGTGTCGGTCACGTACACGATCCCCTCGAGTGGGGCTGTTGGGCATGACCCCCACCCGAAGTGCGGCGTGAAGGCCCAAGTGCCTGATCCGCCAGGCTTCCGCCCATGCTCAAACTCGTATTCGGTGGTGTTGAACTCTGCGCTCATCTCATCCTCCCTTGTGTGTTGTCCCCAAGCATAGATGTCGTCGCCGCTAGTTCTCGTCGTCGTTCGCCCGCTGGGGTGAGGGTCGGGGTGTTATCTCCCCTGCCGAGTTCGTCGGCTAGCGGCGACGGCAACTAGATTGGTACCACCAACAGCACACCACGCGGAGGCTTCTTATGGGATGTTCCAGGTTTGATGTGATGCCATCGCGACGCGCTCGCGGAGGTCGCGTCGCGAACGGGATGTATTCCTATCGGGCGATGACCTACAACCGCGCACACTCAACGCGCGGATACTCATTCGACCCATCGGTCGTCGTGGACCATCGGTACACAACCGACAGCAAGATGGCGATGCTCGGGCTTGCTCGTGCGGTCGTCTTGCGTCATGGGCGCGATGGCGACAAGACCGTCCACTGGCTCGTGTTGCGTTCGCCCGATGGAGCGAGACAGGTCGTGCGCGCCGATGCCACGGGAGACAAGGTGCTACAAGACCTCATCGAAGCGACGAGCAAGGGTATGGTGGAGGCGTGATTACGGGAACGCCCGTCGGCGTGGACATAGACGGCAACGCCGTCACGGTCATCTACACGACCGAGGATCGCTCGGCGACGTTCGTCATCAACTGCGCGACCCAAGAGGCCGCAGATTTCTGCTACGCCCTATGGCTTGACCTAGTCGTACACGCTGAGATGCTTCACGATGACGAGGAAGTCATCGCGTACATCTCGCGCACCGAGGACGCAGAGGACACAGAGGAAGCGACCACCTAACGCGCGAAATCACCCTAGTTACCTGCCCGTGGTGCTTAGCGGCACTCGAGTCGCATGGTGGCAAAGTTTCTTCTAATCTGATTCCGTGAGATTGCGATACGGCGCCTGGTTGTAGGGATTTCTGTTGGGATCGTGTTTGATCTTGTTACCCCGGGCGTCATACCCAACCGAGCGCCCGTTGTGGAGGTACTTCCTCGAGACTCCATCCCACCCCGCTGGGTCATCAATCTTGTGCCAGTCATCAGTAAGCACAAGAACGATTAACAACACCAACACCACGAGAGCGAGCCACAACACCATCAGAGAAATCCTTCTTGCGCAGGAGCTTGTTTCAGGGATTCGAGACAGTAGTCGTGCATATACCGATAGTGGTCTTGATCTATCGAGTGGACCTTCTTGCCCGAGCCGGCTGAGTAGATCCAGGCAGACACTTTCTTTACCGTATGACTGTCTTGCGGCCTAATCCCGAGACCGCAAGTCTCACATCGAAAGAAATCCATATTGCGATATTATCTGCTATTTGCGTGGGATGTTTGCCGCCGACACCAAACAGGCGAGTACGACCATAATCCCGATTGCGATAATCGTCCGAGCAAGCATGTTTATGGACGATTACCCTAGTCCCTCGACCTCCGGTGCGGTAGCAACCCTGTCGCCAAGACTGATGATGACTGGGTCAAGAGACATTCTAGCCCGCCGATGTTCGATCTCGTGACGAAACTCTGGGCTCGCCTGAGCCTGCCCAATCAGTTCCGCGAAGTCGGCAGAGAAGAAGAATGATGGGAGTGGCTCGTAGCCGGGACCATCGTCCATCTCCGCGCCGACGATGACGACTGGTCCAGCGATAATCCCAGAGACCAGCACGGATGCCCCTAGGTTGATCGGCAACGGAGGGTCTGTCACGAGACCAATGTCGTCCACAATCATGTACCAAGTGCGATCCTTGTCTCCGGCGATGAGATCTATCGCGCCATCGGTGACGAGTCGGGCCGCCTCGGCGTATGACTTGATTTCATGGCGCGTGATGGTGCCGTCGCTGCCGACGCGTATGACTGTCGCTGGCTCGCGGAACGACACTAGACGTCGCCCCAACTGAACCCGACAGTAATCTTGCCAGCATCGTTGCGGAAGAAGGGGTTGTCGTCGTTGTCTATCTGTCCATCCCACTTCATCCCCACGACGCGCGATGAGAACTCGGCGCGCCGTGACTCGCCGTCGTGGTGTGCGGGGTCGTCTATCTGCGCTTCGATGGATCCGCAGAGGAAGTCCGCTTCGGTCTGCGTGAGTGGGCGGTCTGCCGTGAACTTGATGGTGAGCGTGTAGTTGATGGTCATGGGTCAATACTAGCAAGCGTCGCCGCTAGTGCCTACCTGCCCCCCTCGCCAAACTTCTGCGCGCAGGGAGCGCACACGTAGCGGTACTCGGTGTGGTCGAGGTTGTGTGGGTTGGGCGTGATGTGCGTGCCTATCAGAGTGTCACAGGTGCCGCACGCCCATGTGTCTGTCTCCATCTCACAGCAACCGATGAAGACCTCAGACTCGGTGCTCTCGGTCGGTCGTTCCACGGGCAATAGCATAGCGACGGTCGCCGCTAGACCAGAGCTAAGTCGCCGCTAGGCCAGAGCTAACATGTGTTCGTTCCGGCGTAGCGGCGAACATGGCTACTCGGAGTCGGGTTTCTCCCGTACCGCCTCGGCTATGAAGTAGCCCAGCTCCTCCGCGAGCGACACCATGAACTCCTGGGCATCCGAGAGCTCATCAAACTCCGCGAGAAGTTCCGGCATTGGGCGCGCAAGCGACCCCGTTGCCGTCAGTCCCGAGAGCTCGTTCGCCCCGTGATAAATGCCGAACCTCTTGGGTTTGCGGTCAAGGTCATCCATTACGCGGTGTCGTCACGCATCTAGGTCGGCGACGAACAGCCAACCGCCACTATTGCCCTCGGGGTCGGACGAGACGATGAGCGCGGTGTTGTCGGTGAACACGATGACGAGAGCGGGGTCGCTCGGATACTCGCCCCACCCCATCGCGGACATCTCTCGTTCGTTCATCGCGCGCACGACCTTGACGGTCTTGCCCGAGAACTCCCCGAACTCCTTCTTGATGTTCGCGTTAGCGAGCGCGTTGCTCACGGTGTCTCCTTGTGTTGGTTCGTACTGCCTGATGTACGGTAGTCATCTTACTAGGTGTCGCCGCTTGGCGCTTCTGGCGAACATATGTTCGGTTTGACCAAGCTTCTGGCGAACATATGTTCGGTTCGACCAAGCGGCGAGCGTAGTTATGATGATCCCCATGACCAAACAACAGAGCGACTACGCACCGCACGACGCGGACAACCTCAACGAGGGTTGGACTGCCACGCGCGAGTACCTGAACGACGCAATCCTGATCGCGCACGACGGGTGCCACAAGATCTATCTCGCGATGGACGAGACAGAGGCGGAGTGGTTCCGCGAGAACCCCTACGAGAACATGGTAGAGGCGGGGAGCCAGACACCCGATGCGATGTACGAACTGTTGGGCGAGTGGTGGGACGCGTCGTGTTCGTTGCGCTTCATCTCGGCAGTCTGGCACAACGAGGACGAACCGAACGATGGGTTCGTCCATCTCATCTCGCAGTTCGCGGGAGACAAGAACGACGACGAACCGAACGACGACGAGATCGACTAGCGGCGACCGTCGATAGTCTGTTCGCAACATCTCACAACCCAACACGGAGGAACTATGACCACCACCAAGACGCCCAAAATGTACGGAGCGCCCGTCATCAGGGTCACCGTGAGCCTGACGCAAGAGGAACGCGAGGCGCGCAGGGCGCGTTCGAGCACCGATCTCGCCATCGCGAAGGATCACTACTTCTACGACTACGACGAGGCGAAGCAGTTCGTCAACACGAAGTGGACGCGCGGTAAGGAACTCGATGCGCGCGTCCGCGAGGGAGACTGTTGGCTTCCCATCTATCTCATCACCGCGACGGGCGACATCTACGAGTCCGGACTCGCGAGCAGGTTCGCCACGAGCGTGCGCGTCGGCGCGATGTAGGGACGCGCCCGTGCTGGACTAGCGACGACCGCTACTAAGATGCTCGCAACTATCCACAATAAAGAAGGTTGACTAGTGAAGAAGCCACGAAGCGTCAAGCGGTAAACTATCGTGATGACAAATGACCGCGCGCGCCAAGTCCTCGCGACAATAGACCTTCTGCTCACGGAGGCATCTGGGAGAGAACTGTTCTCGTCGTCAGAGCTCGTCGATAAGCTTCTGGACATTAGGGCATTACTTCGCCCCCTCACCATCGAGGAGGAGTTAGCCACATTGACGGTGGCGGAAAGCGGGGTCGTACTCGAAACTGAGCCCCAGTCTGTCTAGACTGACCGCGTGGCACCTTGTCCGATTATTGCGATCCGCAACAAATCCTCTAGGTGTTCGCGAACATTGACTAGTTAGACAGGGCGCACCCGCCGGAGAGAACACACCCGCTGTAATGGTCTATTCAGAGTCAAACACATCGTGGAGCCAAGACTCAAACTCCAAGTTCTCCTCAGCTTCTGTGGCATCTCCACGCTTGCGTGAAGTCTTCTTGGTCCCGCCCAGCTTGCGCGAAGTTCCCTTGGAAGTCCCGCCCGATCCGCGCCCCACCGACCCCTTGGGTCCCTTCGAAGTTCGACTCTTCTTCGCGGGACTCTTGCGCTTCGCTGGTCGCTTGTTGGCCATGTTGCAGATGGTACCACCATACTGCGGTGGGCCAGATGACGACAATAGTTGCGGTTGTCCCCGGCTGACGGCCAATCCGCGACCTCGGCGCCCTAAGGATGGACTGCGGATCGCGCAACGCGCCGTCGCGGTGCCTATCTAGTCGTTCCCCTCATCATCACGACACTCGCCCAACAATCCGAAATCCGCGCTCGCTAAAGTAGCAAGTAGTTCCATACCCTTCTTGCGTGTGCTCGTCATAGGCCACCTCATAGACGACGTCACCGTACAGTCGAGCTTCCGTTATGTCGCTCGTTGCGTGTGCGATACGCCAGCCCAGCGGATAGCCGCCCGTGTCTTGCGTTGTCGGCGTAGGGTGAACCTTGCGCGTGCCCTTCGCAAACGGCACGGGTGTTCCGTGATAGAGCGTGATACTCTCTCGCTTCTCACTCACCGCGTCGTAGACCAACCCTTACCCACTCACCTAGCTTCTCGTCGTATGTGACGGGGCAGACCTCCACCCAATACGACTTGTAGTCGCCACCGCCGTCGGTGAGCGTCTCGTAGAGCGCAGACGCGAACGGCTGTGCCTTGTCGTCATCGGCGAAGATTGCCCCGACGGCGTCATCGCCTTCACCGATGAGCGCTAGGGTGCCAGAACCGTGACCGCGACCCCAGAATACGCCGACGCTGTTCACTTGTGTCCCAGAGATGGTCACGGGCGCGTCACTTGCTCCGCGCGCGTCGCTTGCTCCGCGGGCGTTGCTCGTCTCGCCACGCGCACAACTCGTCCACGGGCAAACGCTCCCATTCGTCCGTCTCGGCGAACGGCTCGCTGACGATGAGATGTGAGCCGTCCACGCCGAACGCATCACCATAGTCACCGACGAACGCGACGCGGTCGCCGTGCCACGGGCCACCATCGGCGGTCATCACTCGCGCGAGATGGGTCAGACTGCCAGCGAAGTCATCGCTCTCGCAGAACGAACCGAACTCGCCCAACTTGTAGCCGAACCCCATGTCGTGGGGGTGCGCGTACTCGCGCTTCGTGAAGTTCACCAACGCGAACTCTTGTCCCATTAGTTGTCCTCCTGTGTTGTGGGTAGTGGTGCCAATACTAGTAGGGGTCGCCGCTAGGTGGGGCGGTCAGAGAGCTCAGGTCGCCCACACACAAGCTTGAGCGCGAACTTCACTATCGCACAAGCGAGCTCGTATCCCGACCTAGGCTCCCCTTGGCGTCTCGGTCGCTTACGGACGATTCTGAGCGATCCTAGCGCGTCTGGTGACCCCGCACGCGCGCGACCACGTCTCGGGGGACGTGCTCTAACGACACATCGTCGTACCCCATTCGGCGATACATCTCGGCGATGGTGCGAGCCTCGGTCTCAGTCACGTAGAAATCAGTGACTTCGCTGCCTCCCACCCATACTGTCCACTCCTTGCTCATCGTCCCTCCTAGAGCTCGGCGGCTTCCCATTCGGCATCGCTCGGTTGCACACAGAACTCGGCGCCGTTCACCGTAGGCAGGTTCACCGCGAGCCCGAACAGGTCATGTAGCCACCGTCGGGCATCGTACAAGTTCGTCTCGCCCCAGAACTCGCGCTCGCACCCGCCCCCGTTCTTGCGCTGGTAGCGGACGATGACGCGCAACGCCCCACCCTCGTACACGACGGAAGTGTCCTCGTCCGTCAAGTCGCCCCACATGGCGTACACGGTGATACCGTCCGCGAGACTCGGGTCGCTCACCTGCCAACCCTCGTAATAGTCGCCGAACATCATCGGCGCATACTCTGCCGTGTATCGCATCGTTCCTCCCCTGAGTAGTTGCCAGCAGTCTATCAACAGTCGCCGCTACCGAATCACCACTCGAAGTAGCTCGCTACCTCGCGCCAGCCGTCATCTTCCGACCGTTCCACGGTCGCCGCGATGATTACCCCGAGCTGGGTCTCGATGCCCAAACACGCCACCGCGGCCCACTCGCCCTCCGACTCCGACGATACGGGCATCACCCGGGACTCGCCCGTATCGGTCGTCATTCGAACCTGCACCATGGATCCCCCTGTCTGTGGGTAGTTGGCAACATCTTAGTAAGGGTCGCCGCTACCCATCATCGCGAGCGGCGACGGGTGCTAGAGTCATCGTCACCATATAACTACCGAAACCACCAACGTTGACAGGGAGATTATCTAATGGGACTTGACCAGTATCTCTATGCAAAGAAATACACATCGCCGCACGACTTCTTGGGTGTTGAGCGCAAGGCTCTCCACGGAAAGTTGAAGCGAGCAATCGGCAAGGATGCCAAACATCAGGGCGGTCAGGTGAAGTCCATCTCAGTTGAGATGGAAGTTGCCTATTGGCGCAAGGCGAACGCTATCCATCGGTGGTTCGTTGACACTTGCCAAGACGGTCATGACGATTGTCGCCAATCGTATGTCAGCCGTGAGCAACTGCAGAAACTGCTGGAAACTTGCAAGGCGGTGTTGGCAGACCGCACCAAGGCAGATGAGTTATTGCCCACCCAAGACGGCTTCTTCTTCGGGTCTACTGAGTACGACGAGATGTACTTCGCGGACATAGCAGATACCGCTACGCAACTAGAGAACGTCTTGGAGTTGGATGACAGTTGGGACTTCTGCTACTCATCGTCTTGGTGATTGCTGATGCATCTCTCTTCCACCACCAAGAAACCGGCCACCATCAGCTTCCTCATTCCCGAAGACCAAGATGTTGCCGGCTTCGCCTGGTCACAGAACCTCGCTCAACGAGCCGGGTGTCGCCGCCCCTAGGCGAATAAACTATTGACGGTGGTGGAAAGCCACACGTACTGAATCGTTCGTCAACCCTTACAGCCGGATCCAAGATCCGATGCGACGCAAGATGCCGATTCGGCGTTGCTGAACCGACGAACTGTCAAGGACACGTAACGCATTCAGATCCTGTTCCAACTCGTCCACCATCTGACCCTCCATCGTGTGCTGCGCAAAGTTGAGCGTGTTCTGAAGTTCCCCAATGTGATCCAGCTCAAAGTTGGACAGGTCGTCGCGGTCGTGTGGCTTGATGGACAGGAGCTCGTCCAGCCGGAGCGTCAGCGCGATGAGCGCAACCTCCATCTCGTCGTAAGAGAGTTCGACGGTTGCCCGACGAACATTCTTGACGCGTGACACGAAACCCATGCTACCATCACGCGCGACTTAGCAAATCTCAAACCCGTCGCACTCGGAAAGGAACTCCGCGAACTCGCGCACATTCTCCACCGTGAAGTAGTAGTGGGCATCGAACGAGTCCTTCATTCCCTCGCCATTACACCCATTACACCAGCCGAACGCGCGACCAACCACGATGGCGGTCGCGTCGTCCAACTCCTGCTCGGGCATACCAGCATCGCGCCCGACTGCGTCGGTGCGGATACCCGTGCCGTCGCACAGTTCGCACTCTTCGCGGGGCAACGAGGCGCGGTGCTCGTTGTAGATACGCTCGTACTCGGCGGTCTGCCCAGACTCCAACGACTTCTTCAGGACACGCGCGAGCGCACGGGCGTCCTTGGCACCAAGACCGTCACCATCGTTGTAGTGACCCGACTCGACCTTACCCGCAATCTTGGGGGCGATGTTCAGGCAGTAGTCCCAGAGCGGGTGCCAATACCACACATTATTGCGGAAGTAGTTGCCAGACTTGCCGTACACATCCATTCCCATTGTGTTGTCCTCTCTAGTAGGTAGTAAGCGTTCTAATACTAGCAGGGGTCGCCGCTAGGCAACATCCGCCGTCTCACCCTCCGTGCCATCGCCTTGATGACTACATCGTCGTGCTGAGACAGAGCATCTTGTATGAGTGATGCGATGACCTCCGCGGCCTCGTCCGGCGTGCCGTCCATCTCGAGTGCGGTCAGTTGCACGAGCAACGACATCTTGCACGGATCCCCATTCAGGCTCTCGGAAGCGTCGTCGTCGTCTCCCGCCTGACACCACTCCACCGCTTCCTTCAGCTCGTCATAGTCCCTTGAGCGCGCGACGGCCTCCTCATAGTTCCTCAGGCGCGCGACGACTTCCTCGTCTACTGGTTCATTGGACATGATGGGCAGCAAGTCTAGCGACGGTCGCCGCTAGACGGCATCCGCCGTCTCGCCGGCCAACAGGCGACGGCGCAGTTCGACCAGAATCAGGTCGTCGTGCGTCTTGTCCTCGCTACTGACGGCGACGCGCCATTCCAGGGCATTCTCATCCCAGATCGTGCCGTCAAGTACGGAATCGGCCACATCGGGGTCATCCCCTAGGCGCACTCGGCCGCCGGCGTCAATGTACCCAGCGACGACGAAGTAATGGATTAGGTGATCCCTCACGACACGCCTCTTGTGTCTGAAATGCGTGCCCACTCGCGCAACAGGTCCAACAGCACCGCGAGCAAGTCGCCGTCTGTTGACTGGTCGTCGCCCTGATACTTCTCTATCGTCTCCACGACGAGATCCAACGCGACCCCGTCCATCTCCTCAGGTTCGCAGGCATCCAACGCCCACTCGTGATAGCCGTCCATAGGTTCCTCCCAGCCGTAAGTGTACGAGCCGTCGCCGCTAGGCACCCGCGACGCGCTCGTAGAAATCCGCAAGCGCGTCCGCAAGCGCACCCCTAGCCGATGTACCGTCGTCGTACTCAAAGTTGTCGGGCTTGTCCTCAAAGCGCAACAGGCTGGCGATGCCCCCAAGTTCTGCGACCACCAGCAGGCGCACGCGCCTGCGTTCGGGGTGCCGACTCGGGGCCGTCTCGCTCGCGGTGTCCGCGGGTGCCGCCCACCCCGTCGTCATCAGGGCGTAGGTGTCGCCCTGCGTGTGTCCCTTCGGGGTCATCAGCATCAGTTCGTACACATCACCGCGAGCGGCGAGCATACGCACGGTCAGGTCGGGCGAGATGCGCCACAAGGTGGCCTTGTCCAACCACCACGCCTCGACATTAGGGAAGTCGGCGGTGATGCTCTGCATCACGCGGTTCTCGACTTCGGTTATCTGGCTCTCGTCCACGGGTGTTGTCCCCTTCGTTCGTTGTGGATAGTTGCCAGCATCTTAGCAGGGGTCGCCGCTAGGCAGATTAGGGCGAACACACGTTCGGTTGACGCTAGCGGCGACGGGTGCTATGGTTGCCATCACTATCCGCAACGAACGGGAGATACCGTGAACATCAACATCACCGACACCAACAGCGCGGCCATCACTTCGCTCCACTACGAAGCTCCGCGAGCGCGTCTGGACGACGCAACCGCCGAGGGGACGCTCACCGTGACGTTCTCGTCGTCTGGCACCTACGTCTACCGCGCCGTCACCATCGCAACGATGCGTCAGGTGCTGGCATCGCCGTCACTCGGTTCCGCCATCGCCAAGATCGTGCGCCCGACCCACGAGTTCGTGAAGGTCGCGTAATGGGGTTGGACAACTACCCCCACCTGTATCCCTGCCGATCACGCGGCACGGCAGTCGTCGTGGGAGACGATGACGAGCGCATCGACTGCGTTGCGACAGCGGAAGCCGGAGGTTGCCCGTGGAAGAACGACTACGAGGCATCTGGGCTGCCGCCGGGCGGTCGCGCCGTGGGGATGTTCGGCACCGACTGCTGGTATCGAGGTAAGTGGGGCAACCACCTGCTGGAAGAGACAGGCATCAGCTCGGATGGGGGCGAAGGGTTCTACGGCGACTCGAGCGATGGCACCTACAAGTCGCCAGCCTCGTGCGTCAAACTGGCCGACGAGATCGATGCGGTCACCGAGGGTAAGCAGATGTTGACCGACAGTAACGACGATGACATCCTCATTGACCTGCGGTACGCATCGTGGTACTTGAGGTGGGCCGCCGAGAACTGCGGGGGTCTGAACTGCTGGTACTAACCCACACCAAAGCGAACCAAACCCATACTGGGCTTGGGAAAAAAAAATAACCTTGACGGTGGTGGAAAGCGAAACAAATGTCGCTACCATCATCGCCAGCACTAACCGCCCTACGGGGCAAGGAGAAAGAAAGCATGACTACCACCAAGACTGACCTGCCATTCGAGCGAGTCACGAAGCAACCTGTAGCCACATTCGTGGACATCACGCCAACGATGGCAAAAGAAATGCTCACCTACAATGTGAACAACCGCCCAATGCGACAGAAGCGCATCGTCGGGATCGTCGAACAGCTCAACAAGAAGCAGTGGCTCGCCAGCGGCGAGACCATCAAGTTCGACACGGATGGCACGCTCATTGACGGTCAGCACCGTCTCGCTGGGTGCATTGAGGCCAAGATGACGTTGCGAAACCAGCTCGTCGTCACCGGCTTGCCGAAGCAAGCGTTCAGCGTCATTGACAGCGGGTTGAAGCGTCAGCCGAAGGATGTCTTGGACCGCATCCAGATGGCCAACACAACGCAAATCGCCGCCGCTTCCCGCATCATCCAGGTGCTGGAAGCTGGTCTCAACCCGTTCAACTCGGAAGTGATGAGTGAACTGATCACCCGTCAGGACATTCTGAACCACTGCAAGCAGAACCAAGATCTCATTGACTGGGCTCTTCGTCTTGCTCGCCCGGTGTACGAGACGGGCAAGATCGGCAACGTGACCGCGCTGACCGCACTGGCGGTGCTGGCAGTCAACTTCGGATACGAGCGATCTGTGGTCGAGGAGTTCGTCAACAAGCTTGCGTCGGGTGAAGGCCTCAACGGCAACTCGCCCATCCTTGCGTTGCGAAACCACCTCATCCGCGAGCGCGAGCAGAAGCGCAACCGTGGGGTGGAGCACCTCGGCAACTACATCGTGGCATTCAACTCATGGGTCGCTGGCGTGCGGGTGCGTAAGCACCGTCGCTACATGCGAGACATGGACTTCCCGAAGTTCTACACACCCAGCGAGGCCAACGACATGGCCAAGAACCGAGAGAGCGTCACGGACGAGATCGCGGAGGAGGTCGTCTAGCGGCGACCCCCGCTAAGGTGTCCCCGTCGGTTCCCCCTGGGACCGACGGGGGCAACCCCTCGGCTCCGGGGGAACCGATCCACACGGGAACTGACCCCGCGAGATAGGCGGGTGTCGTCGCTTGGACCCCTCTGGCGGCGACACCTGCTAACATCTCCATCGTCTAATAGCAAAGGAGGATTATTCAGTGAACTTGATATTCCGAATCTTAGTAATCCTCTTGATTGCTCGCGTGGCACAAACCTATGTCTCGTCGCGCGACCCAAACAAGTGGCCGTGACGGTACTGAAACTACTACAGGAGGAATGATGCCTAACTGGTGCTCAAATCACATGCAGGTCTTCGGACCATCAGAAGAACTTGACAAGCTTCATGGCGACATTGGTTCAGCAGACAAGAAGATTGCCGAGATGGTGATGCCGTGCCCAGTCGAACTGCGCAATACGATGGCCGGCGGCTACGGCAAGGACGAGAACGGCAACATCAGACCCGAACAAGTGTTACTTGACGCGCGCCAGAAGAAGAACATGAAGAAGTACGGTGCCACCGACTGGTACGACTGGTGCGTCAAGAACTGGGGCACCAAGTGGGATGCCGATGGGCTCAAACGCGATGAAGTTGGCGAATACAGCTACGCAACTGCCTGGGGGCCGTTCGGGAACAATCTCATCGCCGCGCTGTCGCGCAAGTATCCGACACTCTCGTTCGTCATCACCTACGACGAACCCGGCATGGGGTTCGCTGGAGTGATGGCCGCGCGCGGTGGCAAGATTGTGATGGACAGATACGGTGAACTACAAGACAACGAGTTCATTCACGATGGCAAGGTGCTCTTCACGGTTCCCAGCGCGCCAGAAGATGGAACCGATGAGTTCGACTCCGACGAGTTCGATGAATTCGGCGAATACATCGAACTACTCAGTAAGCAGCTCGAAACTTGGGTCATGGAAGCGACCCAAGAGCTCGCAAAGAACGCAAAGACCGTCAAGAAGGCGCGACGTAGACCCGCGAAGAAGGCCCGACGCCACTTGGTCAAGTGATGCAACCCGGAGAGCGGATCTACACGGCCAGGGAGATCATTGACGCAATCATGATGAATCACTTGCCGGACGACGAGCTGTCGGCGAGCGATGTCGCGCGCATCATCGAGCAGATATCAGAAGAAGATTGACGGTGGCGGAAGAACCGCGCACCAGTACTAGTCGATGACGCTCTTCTTCGGTTCGGCAGCGACAGCTTCTGGCTCAGCAGCGACAGCTTCAGCAGCGACAGCTTCTGGCTCAGCAGCGACAGCTTCTGATTCAGCGACTGTCTCCGGCTGGGACGCGATCGGCGACGGCGCGACCCTCTTCTTCCTGGGTGACGCAACAGGCTTGGCGGACACCGTCTTGGTCTTCTCAAGAGCTCTCGCGGCTCGCTCTTCTGGCGTCAACTTCCTCATAGAAACCAATAATACCACGCGAGCGAACGTATGTTCGCCCAATCAGGGCTAGCGGCGACCCCTGCTATGATGACGGCGTACTAATCCACCACAACAGAAAGGTACTACCACAATGACCACAACTGCCACCCTTCCCGACTGCTGGAGGGCGGTGGACCAGTGTCTCAACGCTGGCATCGACCGTCTCATCCTGTACGGCCCCCCGGGGGTCGGCAAGACCTACGCGGGTCTCGTGCTGGGCGATGTGAGTGCGGGGGCGTTCCGACTCGTCTGCACCGATGACATGACCACCGCCGATGTGACGGGATGCTTCATCCCGAACGAGGTGGGAGCGTTCCAGTGGAACTACGGTTCCGCACTCCGCGCGTGGCAGGGCGACGGCATCCGTGGCGGTCGGCTCGTCGTGGACGAAATCGACAAGGCTGGGGGCGATGTGTTCGCCACCCTGCTGGCGATGCTGGACACCGTGGACAGTGCGTCGTGGACGCACCCGACCACGGGGCAGGTGGTGCGCCCACTCGCGGGGTTCTCTGCGGTGATGACGACGAACTTGGAGGACATGACGGAACTTCCTTCCGCGCTGGCCGACAGGTTCCCCGTTCGCATCCGCATCTCGGAGCCACATCCCAACGCACTCACGCGACTGTCGCCGGACCTGCGCGACTACGCCGTGCGTATGGCCGATGCTGGGGAGCGTCGCATCTCACTGCGCGCGTTCTACGACTACGACCGTCTGCGCGTATCACTCGGCGACAAGAGGGCGGCATCCATCCTGTTCGGTGACCGCGCCAGCGATGTGCTGGACGCGATTGCGGTGGACAGGGTGGGAGACGCGCCCGTGGCGACGACCCCGCGCCCGCGCAGGAAGCGCACGGTACAGTCGTGAAGCGCACGAAACAGCGTCGCACGCACATCGTCCACCCAGAGCTAATCGGTCGGAGCGACAAGCCCGAAATCGGTCGCTGGGATGTGAGCGACTGCCCGGCGGAGCGTGGAACGCCACGCACCGACCCGGTCGGTCGGCGCATCTACGCACCCGCTGGCGACACGGAATACGAGCGCGTCATCCGTGGGCATGAACTTGTCCACGCGAAAGTGTCGCCCGCCGATGATTGGCCGAAGTGGCTGGCGCGTGGTGTCGCCAGCGAACAACATCTCGTCGTATGCGAAGAGGCGCGTGTGAACGCACTCGCCCAGCGCGCGGGGTTCGATGTTGCCACGCACCTGAAGTCCGAGGATGAAATGGCGTTCGGCAAGCGATACGCGACCAACGGGGACTGGCGCGGGGCTGCGATGATGGCCGCCGCGCTGGCCGGTACCGCTGGGTTCAAACCTATGGTGAAGGGCGTAGCATCCGTAAATCCGGAAATGGCTCGCCAACTGCGACACATCGGGGACACCGTCACGGACTACTTCGATGGCATCTCCAGTGAAGCACTGTCCAGCACCGCAGCGACGGATGACGACGGCCTGTTCCCGAGGGGGTTCACGCACACCGAAATCCTTGCGGAGTGGCTGGAACGCATCTCGGGTGGCGATGGTGGCGACTGCGACGACGGCGATGACGACGGCGTGGATGTGACGGACAAACACGGTCCGCACACCGGCTCTGGCACCGTTCCGCGCTGGGTTCCGTTGTCCGAGGGACACACCGTCCTGACGCGGATGCTGTCTGGCGCGCTGGGCAAGACCCGCATCGCAAGTGATGTGGGGCGTAATCCGCGCAGGATGCACCGCTATCTCACGGATCGTCGGGTGTTCGACCGCACGCGCCGTCACCACGGGGGCGTGGTGCTAATCGATGTGTCGGGTTCTATGTCCCTAAGCCACGGGCAGGTGGAGGAGATTGTGCGTGCCGCGCCGGGATGCACGGTTGCGTGCTACTCGTCCAATGGACGCATCCGCGACGGCAAGGCAACGGGCGACAACCTGTGGGTGCTGGCACGGAACGGGTACATGGTGGACGAGAGTGAACTGAAGCGAGATCGCCCCCGAGGCAACTGCGTGGACTTGCCTGCCCTGATGTGGGCGGTGAGTAAGCGCGGGAGCAGGAAAGGTACACCCGTGGTGTGGGTGTGCGACGGCATCGTGACGGGTGAGGGCGACCGTTCGCATCCCATCCTGTCCGAGCAGGTAGCGCGCTACGCGAAACAACATCGCATCTATCACGTGGGAAGGCCCGATGAGGCGGTGAACCTTCTGAAAGGTATGGCGCGAGGCAACAAGCCCCAGCCCACCCTGACGGGCAACCTGCGCCACTACCGCTAGCGGTTCGCCCGGCGGTCAGCTTGAGGTTGTGGTCTAGCTGGCCGCCGGGTAGTATGTGGTCAACTAGATACAAGGCAGAGATAGTCACGAGACAAGGAGATATGGTGACGTTCGGTAAATTCCACCGTCCACCAGGTGGTGGTCACATTAGTGGTACTGACACTAGTCAACAGCGACATCTGAGAATCAACACTCTCATTGAAAGAGTGTCTACATCAATGCATGCGTACGTCGCGCACGACGATGCTGCGAGTCTCTTCGAGGAGATTGATCAGATGATCAGCGTCGGTTGGAGAGTGATGCGACTTGATAGGACGGACAACGGGAAAGTCTTCTACGCCTTCTTGGAGTCAACGGTCTGACATGGGACGCATCCACACGCGCGCGAGCGTCCACAGAGCACCCAGCCCAACGCAATCAAGCCACTCGAGCGACCATCCAACTACACCGGCTTCTCGAAGTATCCAGGCAGCTGACCATATGATTCCGGAGTGGATCAAGACCGTAGATGTCCCCGCCACAATCAGCGCTGGTATGTTGGTCTTCGTCTCAGAGGCCATGGTGCCTAACATACCACGATCGGCCTGGATGTATTACAATGCTGATGATGATATGAGCGACCAGATGCAGTTCGATGATGGCGTTGAGGAAGAGCTCTTAGAGGCTCTGCAGGATGAAACGCAGAATCCCACAGGCAACACCCTATTCATCGCGAGCGATGGCGCGATGGTATTCAAGGCTGTGCACGCGTCAGACGAGGCGGTTCAGTCGCCTACGGGGCAACCGGTGGTATTCCGAGGGGCTCGTGACCACACCTACATCGCAGTATACCCTTCAGCAGCACTGAGGGATGTGGTGCGACAACTCGAGGCGAATCACCCTGGCGACAACGAGTCCCAAGGTAGTGCGTGGGCGAAGTGGATGGAGAAAGAGATTACGTTACTAGCCGAATTGGCGAGTCAATTGTCGCCGCCCACATGGGATGTCCCACAATGACCGCGGGCGCCGGAGGAGCTGTCGTCCTGCGCCACCACGTTACCTCGCAAGATCTGCGCTCTACCCCGGCGACCGCCGGCCTTCCGCCGGGGATCGGGAGAAAGGGGGAAAGCCCAATCCCCGGCGTGAGAATTATGACACAAAGTTACTTGACGGTGGTGGAAGAAGGTGCTAGGGTGCGCTTTGACAACGATCGCGCGATCGAACCATCACATCTTGGCTTCACCCCAAATGGCGGTGCCGGCGAAGCTTTGTCCTGGACCAATTGCTTGGTCTGGCAAAGGTTCCCCCACACCCCCTCCAAAGATAGGATGTCATCTGGGAAAACCTTGGAATTAACCGAGGTTGGAAAAGGAAACTATGATAAAAATTCCAGAAAGAGTATTGACGGTGGTGGAAGAACCTGAGCTCTTCCCGATTCAGGGAAGAGAACTTGAAGAAAAGAAATTCGCGGGCAAGCGCCCATCGCCGGGGAAGCGTCAAAAGATAGCGGCTTGGAAACAGCGCAATCAGGCAGACATCTTGGTGATTTGGGACTTCTGGCGAGAGCATCTCGGCAAAACGGCGAGGGCGCGCCTCAGCATTGACCGTGAAGCCGATATTGCTTGGGCACTTCAGCGATTAACGATTGAAGAAGCCAAAAACGTGATTCGCGGTTGCGCTCTTTCGGATTGGCACATGGGACGCAATCCCAATAATGTTCGCTACGACTCAATCGGCTTGCTGTTCAGGGACGATGACCACATCGACATGTTCCTTGCAAAATTTTATGCGACCAACAACACGCAATGGTAACTGGTCTGCTAGGGTCGGGGGAATGACGGTGGCGAAAGAACCATCTTGGGACGATGCGGACTGGGCAAGCATGACTGACGAAGATTTTGAGGATTGGTGTCAGACCTTCGAGATGTCAGAGGTGACAGAAACTCTTGCCGAATATAAGTATCGAACCCTGTCTGAGCACATTGCGCGGTTTGAATTAAGTGGCGATTGGAAGATTGTTGCTGGTGACAAAAATGATTCGTCGACATCAACTGACAAACATAACCTGGCATCGCCGGGGAACGATTTGCCGGGGGAAACTTCGCCGGGGATGATTGATGGGGTCGAGATCACTCCAGAGGCGGAACCAGATAATGACGGTGGCGTATGACGAACAAGGACACTGACGACATCGCTGTCAAGAAGAGGCAACCCATAAGCACGAACATCCAGCCTAGGTTGCTGGTGAACTTGATGATCCAATCAGAGCCCTGCCTGTTCGCCAATGACCCCAAGAACCTCGGGACTCTTGAACTTCGCCTGCGCGCGGCGGCTGAATGGCATGCTGATCTTCAAGATCGGTTCTGGAAAGAACTGTTAACAGATTGACGGTGGCGTATGACCAAAGATGAACTCGCCCAACTGGTCCGCCACATCCATATCGCTTGGAACAAAGAGCTCTACAAAGCATCGGAATCCGATGTTTTCAGGTCTTGGTGGGCAATCCTCGGAGACCTTGATGTCGAGCAGTCACTGGCGACCGTCAATGAAATGACGGTGGTGGATAAGTTCATGCCCACCCCCGGCAATGTGCGGCGGCGAATTCTGGAAAAGCAACACGGGAGATTTCCCACCGTCTCCGAGGCTTGGGCACAGGTCATGGCGCTCATACGGGCAACGAATGCTGGGGTTGTCGAACCCACCCCCCTTCACCGCGCCGTTGCCGAAACCGTAAAGCGACTAGGGGAAGAAGCCTTCAAACTCGGCGACCACCATGGAAGAGGCGTCTTTTCCCAAGAATACGAAGCCGTTAGAGACGAGATGCTTTCTACGGATTGGTCCCCCCCACGTCAATGACGGTGGTGGGAAGCGGGTTCAGAACCGCCCCCTGAGTACACCCTGGCTTTTACTTTGTAATTGGCCCACCCGTAACCCATGCTCGACAGGTTCTCTTGGATGCACACTTAAAGTCAAACGCTTCACAGTAGCCAAGTTCGCCAGCAGCATCAATGGCATTCCACTCGTCCTGCCGAGTCTCACCGGTCAGTCCAGATTTGATGCAATTTTTCATTTCCGGGGTGATAACGAATACCGCACAATTTCCACACCGTTGCTTTTTGGCGGCAGATACGTCAACGTCCCATTCTGACGCAAGTTTCGTCCAGTAATCATTGTTTGATTCTGCCGGATTGAGGGGACCATACATGGCCGTCTTGATTGCTTTGCCGCGGTTGCGGAGATTTACGGCAACATCGCTTGTTGCCTTGGGACACGATTTCTCTGCTTTTGTCTCAATGCGAACGCCCTTGATCGGGCCAGAATAATCTTTCCAATAAACCGTCATTATCCAAGTTTAGAGCAAGACGCTCGTCGCTCGGCGACAATCCTTACGACTGATTACCCTCGTCCCCATCAACACGCCAACTCAGGCCCCTGTCCGCTGGGTCCGACGGCGCGAATGGTTCCAAGTCGACGCATCACATGCGCTTTTTGGCGAACCGTGCTCAGTTGCCGGGGAATGCTCATGCGCACGGTTGCCGGGGAACGCCCATGCGACCGATCAGCCAATGACGGTGGCGGAAGTGCCTGCCCAACGGAAGCGATATTATGGGCACTTGCTGGGGAACCGCTTCCGCCGTGGCACAATTGCACAAGCGCGCTTCGTCAACGACAAAGACCCAACGCGGACGGCCAATGACGACAATGACCAAAATCGGACGAGCAACGACAAAACTTGCGAAAAATGAAAAAAGACGGACGCAAAAAGCCTTTCCGACACCTATCCCGCATTTGGTCAGCAGGGTGGCGGTTGATAGCAATAGATGGTATGGTGGCATCTGATGTCTGAGAATTTGGTGGTGACGGCTGTCTCGTCGTTCAGGGAGATGGAATGTTCGTCGTGTCAGTGGTTTGACCGATCCGTGTTTGATGGTTTTGATGCTCATGCCGGTCCTGGGTTCTGTAGGAGGTTTCCGCCCGTGGTGTATGTTCCAGGTGGGGGTAGGGATGGGGCTCGTCAGGCGTTCCCTGTCGTGTCTGCGTGGGACTGGTGTGGAGAGTGGGTTGTTCGTGA